TCGTGGAGGGCGACCAGTATGGGGTCGGGGTCGCGGCGATCCGGGCCGTTGTACGGGGTCATATCTTCACCCTCGCCTGTATCTCATAGCGCCCGTTGGACAGCCACCCGCATTTAACGCGGAAGTCGCCCCACGGGTAGAACTGTACATAGAGCCTTTTCTCGCCGCCGGGGTAGGTGCGCTCGGCTATCATTGAGCCTCCCGCCATTTCTCCCCCACTCCACGGGCCACAGAGGCCCACGGGGTGCCGGGAGGATAGGACTGCTGCCGGGAGCCGTCTATGTAGCCCCTGCGGCCCTTGTGGTCGGTGTAGAGTGCCACGGCGTGACTGTCGCCCTGCCCGTCAACGGGGTGGAGAACGATTATCCGAGGCTCGTATCCGGCGCACCGGGAAAGGGCGGCCACGGCCACGGAAGCATTGCCCTTGCAGTCGCCGGACTTGCGGGACATGACGACCTCGGCGGGGTCCCATTTGGTCTGTTCCGTGTATTCCACCGACTGCCCTATCCAGTACGATATTTTCGCCGGGTCGCACTTGGACCACTCGGCCAGTTCTTGCGGCGTGGACAACGGCGGCGGGGCGGTGGCTACGAATAGCCCAACGGCGGCGAGCAGAGGGAGTAGGGCAATCATGGCGTCTGCAACCCCAAATATTTCCACCCGTAAGTCGCCGCCCCCGTCTGCGTACAGTACCAGATTCGGTGTTCAGCAGTTGCGGAATACCGGGTAGACATCACCTGCCGTCCCACCTCGGTAGCGGCATCGCAGTCGCCGGAAGCGGGAGGCCCGGCGGTGTCAGCCGCCAAGGTGTCTATCCTCGCATAGTGGGTAGTGGCATTGAGCGGGGTTCCGACCATTATTATATCGGCGACATTGCCGTCCCCGAAGAAAGTGCCGGACGACACATGGAGCTTGGAGGCGGGGGCCATTGTGCCGATGCCGAAGAGGCCGGTAGGCGCAACATATACCCGGTTCGTGGCTCCCTCGTTTATCTCTATCCCCTGACCGGCCCTATTGTTGGTTTCAATAGACCAGAGAACACTTCCACTAGAGTTTGCGAACTGTATGCCCCCGTATAGGGCAGTATCGTCGGTTCTTTTGAGTTTGATGTAAGGCCCCCCAGCGGGGTAGGTTTCGGCAATCTCAAGGCTTGTTGACGGACTAGCCGTCCCAATGCCCACCTTGCCGCCCGTAACTACGAAGGTGCTCCCGCCCACAGAGAACGCAGAGCCCTGAACAGTCAACTGCCCCGTCATAGTGTCGCCGGACTTCAACACGTTCTGCGAGGCCGCTATGCCGTAGGTCCCCGTAGCCGTGGACTGGATAACGCCCGTCAGGTTGGAGCCGTCGCCGTAGAAGGCGGAGGCGGTTATAGAGGAGGTAAAAACCGCTCCCCCGTCTACATTGACCTTGTGAGTGTTTGGCGCCCCTCCGCCGACCAAGACTTTGCTCGCAGATAGGGAGGCCAAATACGTATCGCGCCAAGTCAAAAGAGAGCCGCTTGTCCCGCCGACCTGTAAGTCCCCGCTTTGGATAATCAAAGCCCCCGTCATGGTGTCGCCGGTTTTGAGGACGTGATTAGCCGTCACCGTGGAGAGGTCCACCGAGCCCGTAGGGACCGTACCCACCAACTCCCCTGCGGGCAATGATGTAAGCCCCGCGCCGGAGCCGTAGAACCCCGCGCCTACGGTCACGCTGGACGAGAATACCCCGCCGCCGCTTACATCAAGGGTGTGGGTCGGCGCTGTTATTTTGCCCAGCGAAAGCGCGTGGCCTATTCTGTTGTGTCCGTGTTCTGTGGGATAGGCGCTCAGTAGTATGCGCGCCGCGGGATTCCAGTCGTAAAGCGTCAGGGCCGCGCCGCCTATTCCGGTCTGCCCTGTGGTCAAATCGTACCTCTGCGTTGAGTCTATGTACCCATAGACGTGTCGCGTATTCGAGCCGCTGTTAAGGGTCAGATTGCCCGTCATGGTGTCGCCGGACTTCAACACGTTCTGCGACGCCGCTATGCCGTAGGTCCCCGTAGCCGTGGACTGGATAACGCCCGTCAGATTGGACCCGTCGCCCGTCGGGGTGAGATAGTCCGTCCCAGGAGTGGCCGCAGATATAACCCCGGCCCCGTTGGCTTTAACTATCCCCGTCACCGCTCCTACGATGGGGTCGGTTTCCGCCGTCAGGTACCCGGCGAGAGCGTGATTGCCCCACGAGTAGGCAGTATTCCAGTTAGCGTAGTCTTTCAGCGGAGCCGTGGACAGAATCACGGCGTCAAGGGAAGCCTTTATCGTGCCCGTAGAGTACCCGAGGTCGTTCTCCCGCGCCGTGGCCCTCGCTATCTCCGCCGTGAGCGCCGAGGCCGTGCTATTGAGCGCAGAGTATATGGAGGCCGTGGACGCCTGGACCACAGACTTATAGGCCTGGAGATCCGCGTTTATGGCCCCGGTAGAAAGGATAATGGCGTTGTCGGCTATCCCCCGATTGCTGACCTCGGTGGCAAGGTCCTGGGTTAAAGTCCCGGTGCTGACCGCCACGGCGTCTATCTGTGTTTTGAGTGTCCCGGTGCTGGCCCCGATGGCGTTCTCCCGAGTTGTGGCGCGGGAAACCTCGGTGGCAAGGTCTTGGGTAAGCGTGGCAGTCGTCACATGGAGAGCGTTTATCTCGGCCTGTAAAGCGCCGGTGGAAAGCACCACGGCCGCTTTAGACTCGTAATAGTCCATCCTCTGAGTGTAAGGGTTGAGCTTCCATTCGGCAGAGGCCAGCCCGGGGATCAGAAATAGCGCGGTCAGTATCAGGTTCCTCATATAATTCCTATCTCCCCATGAATGTCGAGCCCGGTAATCTCAAGGTCGTCGTTTGACGCGATTGATGGGGTCTCGGTTATCTCCAGCTGGATATACTTGCCGGCGCCGAACAGCGGGGCGCGCGCGAAGTTCATCACGATATCCGACGGCGTGGAAGCCGTGATAGTGATGGTCTGCTCGTTGAAATCTGACTGGTCCTCGTACCCGGTGTCAAAACCGATGGCCCGCGCCTTAACGGTCAGCGTAGCCGCTTTAAACGAGGCCAGCCTTAAAAGCATTTCTGTAAAGAACAGCGACTCGGCAGTGGTCACTTTCAGCATCCCCGTTTTCCACTTGTAGGTCGGGGCCTGCCCGGCAAAGTTGTAGGTCGCCACGGCGGGGTCGAACTGGAAAAGATAGTCGTAGCCGCCCATGTAGAGCGACCCGTCATGCGCCCGGAACATAGAGAGGACCTTGGACACATCGTTGGCGGACGGGATGACGATTCTGGACCAGGAGCCGTTGCGGTAGTTGTAAACGAAGATGGTGGTCCCTATCAGGAACAGAACGAGCCCGTACTTGGCATAGTGCGCTGAATCGTAAACCCCAGAGCTGTTGGCCTTTACGGCGTCAACTATGTCCTGGTCTATGGCGGCCGAAACATTGTCCACGTTCATAGCCCCGGCGTTTATGACCTGCCGCAGGTTCTTCACGCCCTTATCGGTCAGGAAGAAAATGTCGGTCCCCACGTTTACGACGGTCTTTGCCGCTACGATTCCCATGTTGGCTATCAACTGGTAGATGGCGAAGTCGCCGGAGGCGGTCGGATCCGTTCCGGAGTATATGACGATATGATTTCGGAAAAAGAAAACGAGGTAGTTCAGCGCCCCGGAGATATCCAGCAATTCATCCCCGACAGGCAGAACGAACCGGAAATCTATGTAGCCGGCGCCGGCCCCGGTGAAGTCGGTCGGCAGCTGCAGGTCAGAGTGGTAGGCGGTCAGCCGGTCGTTGCCGATGGCCCAGAGGCGGTTCTTGTAGACATAGGTCTTGCCAAAGCGCACGTTCTGGGTTATCGGGATAATCCACTTATCCCCCAGGGTGTGCCCGTTGATGGCGTTGAACTTAAACTGAACTCCGGCAACGATGGTCTGGAACTCGCCAGTTATGAGTTGTCCCTCTGTCCACGCCCCGTCAATTTCCCGGTACTTCACGGTGTCGCGCGCGGCCGACAGCGCCCAAAGGTCATTGAGGGTGTGCCCGGTAAAATACGAGAACCGCACCGATATCCCGTCAGATAAGGGTATTGCCCCGGCGACGATGTTGACCCCTGTCGTCCAAGCCCCGCCGTCTTTACGCCACCGGAAGGTGTCGGGCGTGGTCGCCCCATCCACCTGAAAAGAAAATATGTCATCTACAATATTCCCGGTATCGGAAATAAATGCCAGGGAATAGTTTGAGTCCAATACGGTGTACAGCGTGTCGCAATTCAACTCTGCGCTCCATGCGCCGCTGTTCTTGCGCCACTGAAACTTATCCGGGGTTCCGTTTGAGGAAACCTTGAACTCGTAAACATCGTCGCCATTATGACCAAACGTGGCATTGGCTTTGAGTTTAGCGGGCCCTATAGTAGTTCCGCCCGCTAGTATTGTTAAAGCCTGGCCGGTGACATAAGGCCCACCGTTCACATTGTATTTTATCGTGTCACCGCCACCCGTTCCGTCTATCTGAATATCAAATGTCGCCGTGGCGGCGACGCCGCTGAAATTGGGATTCGGGCAAGCCATGTCGTTTACGCCGGAGCCGGTAAATACCGGGGTTATCGTGGTGGTCCCCACGGAGTCTATCTCGACCTCGTAGGTCGCGTCCTCGTAAGTGAACGTCACCTTGGCCGTAAAGTCATTGAGCCCGGACCCCACGAACTGCGTGGAGTTGCCGTATGGCATATTGATATTCGTCAATGTTGAGCCGTCGTAGGCCACCGGGCGGTCGGAGTTGTTGGAGGCCACAACCAGGTCCCCCATCTGGGATAGGTAGAGCGGGTTGAGGCTGGCGAAATCGTTTTTAACTGAGGACAGCAGGCCGTTATCCAAGCGGTACAGCGCCCCGGTAGTAGTCGTGGGAGAGGCTGTGATGGTCCACGAGAATGAGTACGAGTGCCCGGTCGTGGCCGCGAAAGTGACGGAGATTCCGTCTGAAAGCAGCTGAGCAGCCCCGGTGATAGCGACGCCGGTGGTGTATGCTCCGCCGTCCTTTCTCCACTTAAAAGTGTCAGGGGTCCCCTCGGAGTCAATCTCCACATCAAAGGTAGCGGCTGCGGGCCCGGTGTAATCTCCGGTCAGGGAGATATCTTCAAGGTGCGGGTTCCGCGCTGTGAAAACCCACTTATCCCCGGTGGTGTGGTCGGAGGATGTGGCTATGGAAATTGTCACGCCATCAGAAAGATTTATAGTGGCCGGAAGCGGGTTGGTCCCGCCAAAATAGTTCCAGTCCCCGGAGTCTTTCTTCCAGCGCCATATGTCATACTGCGGAGCCGGGTAGCCCTGAGCGACCTCCACGGTGAACACGGCCGTGCCGGAGCCCGTGAAAGCCGTGTTCGTGGTTAAATCGTTTGTCCCGGCCCCGGTGAACGTCACCAGGCGCGAGGTTATGCCGTTGGAGGCAAGGGACTTGGAAGCGGCGAAAGAGGTCGTGCGGCCGCCGACAAGAATAAGCGAGGATCCGTCTGACTTCTTGAAGTCTATGCCGGTGAGGATCCGAATATCGGCAAGCCGCTGGCTGACAGACGAGTACCCGGGGACCTTCTGAATGTGGCCCTCGGAGTTTATGTAGAAATTCTGCAGGAGACGGCTGTACTTGGTGGGCGTGGAAAGAAGCGGAGAAGATGTTACTTCGCCGCCGGATATGTTCTCAAGGTTTATCTTTCCTTTCCTCATAGCGCATATACTATACCACAAAATCTTTCATATTGGAATTGGCCCCTACCGTAGAGGCCCGGCTTAACGCTTTCTCGTATATCGCCTGGTCCGCCGTGGCGTCGCGCCCCATTTCCAGCTTCATAAGCATGAGAGCGCCGGCCTTTATAACGTCAGGTACGGGAACATAATCGGTGGCGGCCGTGAGTTCCTTGGCCGCTTTCAGGACCTCGTAGGAAACGATGTACGCCTGGTCCGGCGCCGGGGTGAATTCCACGATAGGAAAGCCGTGGTCCCGCTGCGATATCCTGTACCACACCGGCGCGGCGTAGGTCAGGCTGGCGTTGTGCGCGTCCGCCATCTGCCGAAAATGGATATCGTCGTTGGCCGGGTTGATATATGTCAAGTCCGGCTTGCGGAGAAAAGAGATGGAGTCCACGAAGTCCACGTTTATCGGGTTGACGCGGTAGAACGGCCGGGACGAGTTTATCGTGAAACTGCCTTGGACCTTGAGGTGGTCGAAAACGTTGTTTTCCGGCAGCAGGACGGTGAGAACCGTGTTCATCTTGGCGAGTATCAGCCGGGACAGCATATCGGTTATCGCCGCCGAGTTCGGCATACGCAGTTCGGTCTGGACCGCGTTGACTATCTGCAAGACGGTTTTGGTCTTGGAGGGGTATACCTCAATCGTGTCCATGATGTATTCGGCGTCAGCCGAGTCATAGACCGAAATCTGGTATACCCCTCCGTTGACCGGGGTGAACGTCGCGCTACCCGTGTAAACGCCTTTATCTGCGCTCTCCGTCAACGCCAGGTGGCAGCCGTCAACTATCTCGGCAACCCAGGTGTCGGTGTCCTCGTCCCAGAAAAGACTCGTCTCGCGGTCCTGAATGACGGCGTAGAGCGTTGTCTTGCCTCGGACGGCCTTATAGGAGAGCGCGTAGGCCATTTACTTGCCCTTGGCGGGCTCCGCCGTCTTGGCCGGCGCCGCCGCCGGGGCCTCCTGTTTGACCTCTTCGGCCTGGTAGGAGAAGCGGTTGACGTCCGTGGCCGTCACCTTGCCGCGCTCGGGGCCTTCCAGTTCCACCGAGTAGTCCTTGATCTGCGCCTCGTCCAGCGTGGCCTTAACGGCCTCGGGCACCACTACCCACTTATCGCGGGGGAAGAGGTACATATAGCCGTTGATGCTGACCTTGACCGGGTGCTTCTCGCGCTCGGTGGAGGCGACCTTGATGCGGTACTTCTTCTGACGGTTAAGCATCTCTTTGGTCAGGGTGGTCGAGTTCTCCGGGGTTATGGGGGTGGCGTTGAGCTGAGCGTTGGGGGCCTTCTTGAGGTCCACCTTGGGGGCGGTGAGTTCCATTTCTTCCATGATAGGGCTCCTTTAAAGTTATATGCCCCGGGCCGGTTAAGACCCGGGGCACTGGCTTCTTAGTGGTAGGCTATGAAGTGCAGTTCGTCCGCCGCCGTGTTCAGCACGGCATCGGTCCCGATGGTGAAACCGGGAGAAGCGGAAGCCGAGCCCTCGTAGGGCGTGATGCCTCCGGTAGCGACCAGCGTGGGGCCGGTGTTGCCGACGAACTGATACACCTTCCCGTCTGCCATGTTGGCGTTCCAGCGGTGGTAGGACGGGTTGGTGACGTTGATGATTTCCACCCACTTCGGAATGAAGCCGATGGAAACGTTGAGGGCGGCCGCCGGGTCGGCGGTCACTATCTTGCCCGTCACGAAGTTATCGCGGCGGGTATCGTTCAGGGTTATCACTGCGGCGCTAGGCATTGTTTGTACCTTCCTTTTTTTATTTTAGCGCCGGGGGCACCTTATTCAGATGCCCCCGACAGCCGCAGGGTTATCCCTTGGCGGCGACCTCTATGCGGACCATCCAGGCGTCGTTGAGTATCACGGCGCCGTTCCAGCCCTTCCAGCCCTGGGAGCCCTTCTGCGCCAGCTCGTCGCCCACCATGGCTTTCGGGTTGGCTATCAGGCTCTGCAGCGCGTTCTTGCCCGCCAGCTGCACGACCCCGTAGGCGTCCTTGCCGAACACCAGTATGGGGTACACGTCCGACTGAGTGCCGGTCGTGCTGAGGGTGGAGTGGGTGGCCGCGAGGCCGCCGCCGTCCGCCCAGGGTTCGCAGTTGGTGTCCGCCACGAAGCGGACCAGGCCGAGGGAGCCCATCTCGCCGGGGATTATCCCCATGTTCGAGGCGTACTCGCTGACGTCCTTCCAGCCCTCGCACCTTTCGAGGTCCGGGCGCAGGTCGGGGTGGCAGACCGCGACGTAGCAGGACGGGATCGGGTGGGTGTTTATCTTCGCGCCGCCCGATATCATCTCGGTTATCTTCTTGGCGTTCTGCCTTTCCAGCAGCCGGACGGCGGTGCGGGACAGGTTGCGCGTCATGACCGTGTTGACGTCGGTCCTCAGAGTGCCGTTAGCCAGCAGCTTGTTGGTGCCGGCTTTCAGGACGCCGAAGCGCATCTTGTCCATCATCTCGTCCGCCTGTTCGCCCAGGGCCTCGATGTTGTCGTTGAGGACGGGGTCCTCGTGGGTGTCCTGGATGACGTCGGTGTAGCGGATGAAGTCGCCGTACTGCTTGAGGACGCAGGTGTAGTCCGTGTACGTCCTGGTCTTGCCGGTGGGGGTTACGCCCTCCGCCAGTATGACCGGGGTGCTGTCCAGCACTTCGTAGCGCCGGAAGGTTATGGTCTGGGACTTCTTCGAGGGAAGAGTCCGGCTCTGGCCGAAGCGGCCGAGGATGTTGTTCGCGACTGCCCTTTTGAGCAGTTTCAGGTCGGCGTAGGCGGCCGTCCTGGGGCTGATATCCGAGTAGTTCATGGTCTATGACCTCCGTGTTATTTTTCTTTGGAGGCGAGCTCCCATGCGGAATCGTAGTCATTCTTGTCTACTTCCGACAGGGACTTCGCTTTCCCTTTCTCGTTCACGGGGCCACCGCCTCTCATGGATGACAGGTTTTTCTTCACGGCGTCCTTGCGCTTGGCTTCCTCGTCCTTGGCCTTGGCCGCTTCCGGTGAGACCTTGAACTTCTTGAACTCGGTTATCGTGTAAGCGATATCCCGGGGGTCAAGAGAGTTCATAGCCGCGTTCTGTATGGCCGGGGGTTGGGCTTTCACCCACTCCATATATTCCGGGCTGAACGCGACCTGCTTCCAGTCCTCGTGGACCTCGGCTATCTTCGGAGCGACTTCCGCCTCGAACTTCTGCCGCTTCTCAATGATCCGCTTCTCTTCATCGGAGATGGACTTTAAATTCTTGACTTCCCCCGTCAGGGTGTCCACCATGTCTACGAGCGGGTCCAGAACGTCTTTGAGTTCCGGGTAATCCTCCGTGACTTTTGCCAGCTTGGCGTCGAGCGCCTTGCGGGTTTCTCCGACTTTCGCTTTCGCGTCGTCTACCTGTTCCTGAGTGGCCTTGCCGGCCCGGAGTTCTTCGATGAGCCTTTTGAGCTCCGAGTTCTCCTGGCTGACTTTCGTGGCCCACGCCTTCGTGTCTTTGAGGGCCTTAGCCATCCCTTTGCCTTCTTCGGGCTCTGGTTTGTGCTCGGGCTTCCCTTCGACCTCCGGCTCTTCTTTAGACGCTTCCTCGCCTTCCGGGGCGGCGCCGTCCGACTTCTTCTCTTCCGGCTTTTCCTCGGGCTCCATCTCTTCCTGCTTGGGAGAGGGTTCGGGCTCGGGGTCTTTGCCTTCCGAGAGTTTGTCGAACTCGGCTTCGTACTCCTGTTCCGGCGTTTTGTCGTCTTTCTCTTTCATCTTTGTTCTCCTTGGGCCGTATAACACGGTAGTCCAAATCGGTTAAAGTATGGCACAGTAATATTGAATTGTCAATACCTGCCCCAATCTTCTACCCGTTTTTCTCGGGCTCATGCTCCATCTCAGCGATTTTGTCCAGAAGATTCTGGAATTCCCTGGCGGCTCCTTGTGCCCGGAAAATCTTTTCAGTGGTGTCGTGGTCGCGGCACTCCACCAGCAACTCGTCATGGCGGGTCTTGATTATATTCTTGAGGGCGCCGTACCCGGAGGCTGAATCAAACATTCATGCCTCCCGGCGCCTGCGGCGGCTGCGCGGCCTGGAACCCGGCAGGCCCCGGTTGTGGAGGGGGATGCATACGGCGCGGATCCGGCTGCACCCCCGTGGCCGCTATGACCTGCGCCTGCTCTGCGGGCGTCATAAACTGGAAGAGCTTGTCCACGCTGACCTTGGGCTCTACCTGCATCTGATTCTGCCGCTCGGCCAGCATACGCTCTATACGTTGGATTTCCTCGTCAGAATTGACGAACTTGGAAAGCCCGAGCTTTTCGGCTATGTCTTTGAGTATGGCCCGGCGGTTCACCAGCATGGCGTCCTGCGGATTCTGGGTTATCTGCAGCAGGCGCATAAGGTTCTCTACTATCAGTTCGCGCGCCATCATGGACACGGTGCCGGTAGCCACTATTTTGAGCGGGATATCGAACTGCGGGGGGTACTTGCCGAGCATGGAGAACAGAGCGTCATACCGCTCTACCAGCGGCTCGATAACGTTGTCGTCTATGTTTTTAAGGAACGGCTTGAGGTTAACGTTGGCCGCGCCCATTATCATGCTCATGCCGGCGGCGGTCTTGTTCAGGAACGAAGCCTGGTCCGCGCCCTGGGTATATTTCGGTATCCCGGTCTCTTCGTCAGCGAAGCGCACGAAAAGCTCTATCATCTCGCGCAGACCATAGGTGGTGTCCGGGAATACTATTGAGCCGATGGCCTCCTGCGGGCTATGGTTGCCTTTTATGTAGAATGTCTTGCGGGGGTAAATCTCGGGGCTGCCGGTCTTGGTCCAGTCTATCTTGTCCTTGTTGACTCCCAGGCAGCCGTTCCCGGATAGGGCCTTGTTGTCCACAAACATACGGGTGCCGGAGTTTATCATGCTCTGGCTGTCGTCCATGAGGCCGGCGGTGGAGTTCTTGTAGACCGAGTTCGGGATTTTCTTGACACCGTAGACCATGAACGGCCGGTAGCCGTAGAAATTATACTGAGCCTTGATGATGGGATTTGAGCCCGCTTTGACGATGGTCACGCAGGCTTCGCAGTCCTCGTCGTCGCGGATATTCTCCGGCACGTCGGCGCCGTACTCGCGGAGCGACTTGGCCGACACAAGGCCCCAGAACTCCACTATGGGGACCTTGTTATCTTTTATGGCCTCGTAGCCGTTGAACTTATCCCCTAGCTGCTGGCTGGTCTTGTCCTCTTCGGCGTCCTCAAGTGAGTTCGCCAGGTTGTCCACCTCGCGGATGGCCTCCGCCAGTTGCGCTCGGTCGTACCCAGGGTCGTCTATGAGGTCGCGGAATTCCTGCTTTGAAAGACGCTTGTAGTGTATTTCGCCTATGGACTTAGAGTTCTTTTTTACGTTGCAGTCAACGTAGTAATCCCACCACGGCACTTCCTCGCATATGTATTTCTCCACAGGCTCCACAACTACCATGAACGGAGAGGCCGACGGATCTATCTGCTCGGCCGGCACCCCGGCTATCATGCGGCGCCTGACCACCGGCTGCCGCTCCGTCACCATGATGGGGCCTTTGAGTATTGCGGCCGGGAAGATAGTGGCGGACAACACCGAGTCGTCGAGCGTGTCTATAAGTTTGACGTATTTGAAATACTCGGAAAGGTAACGCTTGCGGTAGAGCGCGGCCTTGCGGACAATCTCGGCCGGGATGGCCGAGTAGTCCAGATTCTCCATAGCCTCGAAGTCGAAGGGGATATTATCCCCGATGGCGTCCATCGTTTTCGCGTGGGCGGTATAGCACTTCTGCTGTGTGACCTTTACGAAAATTCGGGACCTGTTACCCTCGCCCTCTTTGACGCGCCAGGTCTTTGACGCCTGGTACTGGCTGAGAAAGTTGTACCAGTGTTCCTCCGCTTTTTCCTCGTATGGCTTGCGGTTGGTCTTGAATTCCTCGAACAAAGCGAGGACATAGGATGAAATGCCTGAATCGGGGCGATAGGCGTAAGGTGCGATATCTTGTTCGTCCATCAATATCCTGCCTTGGGGTCAATCATTTCAAATTGATTATGGCTCATGGAGTCGTCGCTTGTCAAGTCCTCCGTGTTATAATCCGCGATTTCCTGAGCGAAAGTCATTATGTGCGCGTCGGCAACGTCCGGGCTGCCGTGCTTCTCGTCGCCGCCCATGCGCTTGAGGCGCTCCCTCATTTCTTCCTTGGACTCCACCTTTATTTTGCCGGAGGCCATAGCCTTTGACCGGGGAGTTGAGAGTTCGCCTATGAGGTCACGGTCCTCGTTGTCCCATATCTTGCCGCGCCCGATTTCCAGCCAGTCGCGCATTTTCCCCCAGAGTTCGTCGCGCAGGCGCTCGTAGCGTTCCGGCATTTCCATGCTCTTCGTCTCGGCGGAGTTCACCGGGATTACCGGGTAGCCGAGCTGTTTAAGGCGGTCGTAGACGCCGGCGCCCACGCCGATAACGTCCACGAATATCGCACGGGGCTTGTGGATTTTATATTGAGCGGCGACCATTGAGACGATTCTCATGGTGTCGTCCGTCCGAAGGACATGGTACGGCAGGAACTCGTCGCCGCGCCTGATAGCCAGCACCGTGCGGTCACGGGTCAGCGACCGGGCCACGTCCACGCCGAACACTACCGGCTGGCCGGTGGTCGGGAATATCGAGCGATTGTAGGCGTCCTCGCACCACTGGTAGGGGATATAGGCGTCGTCCTCGGCCAGCGGCGGCAGGCCTAGAACGCGGACCCGGTAGATATTGGACTCGGCGCCGTACTTCTTCGCCATGCGCTCAGCGAACCGCCTGGCTTCCTTGACCAGCAGCGGGTGAGTGATGTTCAGGCAGGACCGGGTGAGGGTGCGGTAGAACTGCTTATCCTCCTGGAAACATCGGTAGAACTGGCCCGCGCGCCGGGTCGGGTTGCCGGCGAATATCGTCTTGGTCTCTATGGTGCCGGTGGCACCCTCCACGACCTCGCAGGCTTTATCATTGACGCCGGAAGCCTCTTCTATGACCCGCAGGACATATGCGCCGTGAAACCCTTGTAGGGCGTCGGTGTTATCCTTGGTGGCGGTACGGGCGGCCGCGTAATTTCCGGCCGGGTTCATGAGGTTGGTGATGGTTTCTTTCTTCCACTCAAGGTTGTCGGCAAAGGCTTTCCCGATTGGATTGCGCTTCATCATGCCGATCTGCCTGGACATTTCCGCCCAAAGGATATCCTGGAGCTGGTGCTTAGAGGGGGCCGTACAGAGTATTCTGGTATCGCCGGTTTCCGAGTACCGGGTGGATAGCCAATGCAGGGTGCAGATAGAAAGGTCGGTCGTCTTACAGGTGCCGTGACCCGCCCTGACGGCCACATGGTCGTAGCGGTCGAGCTCACGCAGGAATTCCTCCTGCATGGGGTCGAGCTGCTTGAAGCCGATGACCTCAAGAGCGAAACGCACCCGGTCGTCCCAGAGCTCAGAAACGTACTTGGCGAACTCCTGCTCGTCAACTGATTTCACGGCTTGACCATCCAAAAGTGAATACCGGGCTTCTCGCCGAGCCCGGGGAGGCGTTTGAATTTTAGGCAGCTGACTATATGGCGGTCGTCAGAGTAGACGACCACGGGATGTTTTTTATCCACGGTCTCGTTGAACAGAGCGTCGAGGATAAGTTTTTCCAGGTTGTCCAGGTCGCCGTGCGAGGCCCCGACCGGCAGCGACTCGGGCACGTTTTTAAGCGGTTCGCATACGAACTTCAAGGCGATATGATAGGGCGGTTTAAAGCGGATGGGGTCTTTGGATAGACAGGCGGAGTAGATTGCCGCCTTGGCGTTTACGTTCTTCTTGGGCGAGAAGTTGATAACCTTTTTCCCGAATGGCCCGCCCGCAACCTTGCTTATCTGCCGGCCGAGCGGGATTGGCTTGCCCTCAAAGAAGAAATGCTGAATCCGGGCGCCGGGCCACGCCAGCATAGCAGAGAGAACGGCGTCCTCGAAGTAATCCCCGGTCAGGTCGGCCTCGGTCAGATATCCTCCTGCTCGACCGACTCCTTGCGGGCCTGCTCCTTGGCGCGGGCGACCTCAGCCATAGCGGCTTTGAGGTTGAACCCTTTTTCGCGGGTGGCCTTGGCCTTCTCTTTGACGTCGCCCACCGCCTTGTCCATTATCATTTCTTTCCAGGTTTTTGCGGCCGTCACACGGACATTGACCGGGACCGGGACCTCTATCTCGTCGTATATTATCTCTCCGCTTACCGGGTCCTTGCGACGGACCTGTTTGGTGTCCCGGTAATTGTCGTCCAGGGCCACCTTGCGTAGGAACGCGGAAATCTTGCGGCCGTGATTGATGGTCTCGCTCTGGCAGAAATCCTTGATTTCCTCGTCTGTTTTGCTCTCTTCTTTTTCGGCCATCAGTCTTTCCCGAGCAGGTGATTGTTGGCGGCGCGCAGCGCGGCGTTCTCCATTTGAAGGTCGCGGATTATGTCCCGGTAAGTCTTGTCCTGCATTTTGTGGAGCTCTTCTATCAGCGACAGTGTGCTGCTGCTTGGGCCGCGAAGCGTAGAGGCCACCGAGCATTGCGCCGAAAGGCGCTTACCCGAGGACGGCGGGAGGCTGACCATATGCCACCCGGAGCGAGTTTCCACCCCGGCAAAGCACCCGCTCAGGCTTATGGCGACGGCCGCCACGGACAGCAAAAAGAAAGGTCGCTTATTCATTGAGAGTGTCTCCGCGCTCCACGGTCACGGTGAACCACTGTCCCTGGCGCTTGACCAGCCAGGACCGCTTCTGCAGCCGGCGCCGGCCGGTTGTCTTGGGGTCGGCCATTTCGTTGAGCGTGAGCCGCAGCTTCGCCACGGTGTCCGTGTAATGGCGCTCGTAATACTTGTTGTTCTTGTCGTAAGGCATATCGCTCCTTTTGAACCACCACCAGAATATAGCAGAACCCCGTCAGGATTGTCAAGGCAGCGTTTTCAGAACCCCGGCCATAGCGACCTAGCCCGGAGCAGATCCGCGCGCGCCACGGGGCAGAAAATTGAAGAGGTCTTTTCTCGGAGTCGGACAAAGACTTTATCTTCCTGGAATCCCTATCCCCTCTATTCTCCTATTCCCCTACTATACGAGATAGACATAATCATCATCATAGCCGGTTTTTCTGTGGATAACTCGGTGTTATATATGAATTCTCATTGTGGAAATTGATGTAGGTCAAGTTGTTAATAAGTTGTGGACAACATCGTGTTTCTGTTAATATCCTGTTGATAACGTAGTGTTGACAGGCTGGTAACATCATGTTATAATGCTTGTAGATAAATTCGCCAGGAGGAACCATGTACAATCTAGAAAGGCCATCTCATAGCTATAAAAAGCACCACCACAAAGAATGTACCATATGCGGCATGAAGTTTATCACCGGAGTAAAAAGTCAAAACGTATGCTCGTGGGCGTGTAGAAAAGAGGCAAAAAGGGACTACGCTCGCAATCTTATGCGAATCCGCAGAAAAAGAAAAGAAAAAGACGGGGTTATAACATATCCCCCGTGTGAAGTCTGCGGCTGGAATCTCACGACCGACATTCACCATGAAGGGCAGCAGACCTTTCACCTCTGTCCAAACCACCACGCGCTTATAACCAGAGGGCTTAAAACCATAGATCAGCTACTCGGCGAGCGGGTCATGAAGCCTAAAGAAGAAGAGTTGACCAATATCAATCAGTAGGGACTCCCGCCGGGAGGGGGGCGCCGGAACCGGGGGTGGGCCCAAGCGCCGCAAGGCGCGTCGCGATAGAAAATTTCCCCAGGATTTTTCGAGAGACCCCTCATAATCTCTGAGCCGGGGTGGGGTCCGAAAGCGCGCCCTAGCGCAGATCCGGCCCGCTGCCGGCCCGATACGGCGCCTTTGGGTACAAGGCAGGTAGAGGGTGGGGGGTATATACTTCTGACAATTGACGGGGTGGGGGGGGGTGGTGCCTGGGGGGTCTGTTTTGTGGGCCTCTTGGTGTCGTCAAGTAGTTATTAACAATGCCCTTATGAATCTTGGGGATAACATATTGACAAGGTGCTGTAATCATCCCCGGCAAGTTAACATAATGTGTGTTATCGTAAGTAGGACCTATGCGGTGTAGGACCTTTGGCCTATGCGCCATCCTGGGCCTACCTTAAAAGTGTAGACTTTTGTCTACATTGACCGCCGTCAATAGGGCAACGGGCTATTAGTTTTGCTAATACCCCATCATAAGCAGTCCTAATACCAACTACACGGACACTATCCCGCTATCCCCACTATACAATTAAAAGGCAAGTAAGTTACTATATTATACAAGAGAATCTCCCTATGTTGCGTCTTGTGGCATTGTGCTGTAATCCCACAAGCGGCGCGGTCCGCAGCCGTCCCCGCCTTGCCTACAACTAGAAAAATACAAATCTCCGTCGGCGCTACCGACGGAGAAATTAGGACTTGACAAATACAAAATATCCTGCTATACTATGGGGGAAGTCAAAACATTGGAGGTAGCCAAATGTCATACAACGGAAATATTTTTGAGGACGGCAAAATGGAGGATAAGACAATGGAAAACAAAAAGTCGGGATTATTCGCGGGGCTGCCCACCTACAAGGCAGATACTAAAAAGACGGACGATACCACCTGGGCGGCGATGGAGACGCTCGTCTCCTGGGCGATACACGGGACGGCTCCGGCCGCGCTCCGCATACTGGCGGCGAGGACGCTCACCGCATGGAGGACGGACGACCTCGGCTCGGCTTGCCGGATTGCGCGGGCCGCGCTATCCAGTGATTATGACGGCAGCTTGGCTCTGTCTGCTATGCGTGGCGGCCCGTGGATGGAGCGCAAATAGGGCTGAGAGACCGGGCGCGCCAGGGGCCGCGCACAAGGCCCCACAATTTGCGGTTGTGGTTAAATTAAGGATGGAGGGCAAAAGGGAGAATTTAGGCACTTGACAAACGCAACAGCGTATGTTATACTCTATATGACGACGCAAACAAAAAAGCAAAATCTCCGACGGAGAAACGAGGCACTTGACAAAATCAAA